TGGCCATTTGGTTATTCCAGCATTGGAGACGTTAACTTCGAATCAGCTGCATACGTTGCAAGATATATTATGAAGAAAGTAACAGGACATAACTCAAAACAACACTACATACAAACGGATTCAGAAACAGGGGAAATAACTACACGTAAACCCGAATTTAACAAAATGTCATTAAAGCCTGGTATAGGCTATGACTGGTACAAAACTTACAAAAATGATGTATATCCCCATGATTACATTATAATAAAAGGAAAAAAAGTAAAACCCCCGAAGTTTTACGATAAAAAATATAAAATGGACAATCCATATGAATTTGACGAAATACTTTACAAACGTGAAATAAACGGTAAACTAAATAGCGAAGACAATACGTTTGAAAGATTAAAGGTCAAAGAAATAGTCCAACAAGCGAAGCTTCAAAAACTTAAACGAACCCTCACTTAGGAAACCTCATGAAATTAGTACTATGTTCAGTAAAAGACCGGGCAGCAGATGCTTACGGTCGACCAATGTTTGTACCTTCAATTGGTGTAGCAATCAGATCATTTAGCGATGAAATTAATCGCTCTGATGCAGAAAACCAATTACACAATCACCCCGACGACTTCGATTTATACGAGTTTGGCGAGTTCGATGATAATACCGGGTTGTTTATATTACATGAACAACCTAAATTATTAAGTCTAGGAAAACAGGTAAAAATTACCTCATAAAAAAAAATAACCGTCTAGAAAAGGTAAACCTTTTCTGACGGAACAACAAAGGAAAAAAAATGCACCGCAATCAATCAGTAAACGTACATCAGTTCACAATGATTCCAAAAGCGGATATTCCGCGATCAAAATTTGACTGCCAAAGTACACATAAAACTACATTTGATGCGGGTTACTTAGTCCCTGTATACGTAGACGAAGTATTACCAGGGGACACATTTAATCTAAACATGACGGCATTTGCCCGTCTATCAACACCATTATTTCCAATAATGGACAACATGCACCTTGAATCATTCTTTTTCTTTGTACCAAATAGACTTATTTGGAACAACTGGCAAAAATTCATGGGGCAACAAGAGAATCCAGCAGATTCGATATCATACGTAATCCCACAACAGGTGTCACCCCCCAATGGTTATGCCATTGGCTCATTGCAGGACTACATGGGATTACCAACGGTAGGGCAAGTAACTGCAACAAAAACAGTAACGCACTGTGCTTTCTGGCCACGTGCTTACAATTTAATATATAACGAATGGTTTCGAGACGAAAACCTTCAAAATTCTGTAGTAGTAGATAAGGGCGATGGCCCTGATACAGTAACAAACTACACATTACTAAGACGTGGCAAACGTAAAGATTATTTCACATCAGCTTTACCATGGCCACAAAAAGGCGCAGCCGTAACATTGCCATTAGGTACATCAGCACCAATTAAATATCAGGGAACAACTGGTCCGTTTATAACGATTAATGATGCCAATAATGTTCCAAGACAATTAAAAGACTTTACAAGTATTTACGTAGATACAGGCGCAGCCGGTGTAAACGACAAACCATTATTTGCAGATTTATCTGCAGCAACAGCAGCTACTATTAATCAGCTGCGTCAATCATTTCAGATTCAAAAATTACTCGAAAGGGACGCACGTGGCGGAACTCGATATACTGAAATTGTTAGGTCTCATTTTGGCGTTATTAGCCCTGACGCTCGTTTACAGCGCCCTGAGTATTTGGGTGGTGGTACAACTAGTATCAACATCAATCCAATTGCCCAAACTAGTGGAACTAATGCAAGTGGCACAACAACACCTTTGGGTACACTTGCTAGTATGGGCACTGGGCTCGCTCATAATCATGGTTTTACTCAATCATTTGTTGAACACGGCGTTATTCTTGGTATAGTAGCCGTAAGAGCAGACCTTACATATCAACAAGGTCTGCAAAAAATGTGGAGCAGATCTACACGTTACGATTTTTATTTCCCAGCTTTCGCCACATTAGGCGAACAAGCAGTATTAAACCAGGAAATATACGTAACAGGCGACACAACCGATACAGGTGTATTCGGATATCAGGAACGTTGGGCTGAATACCGGTATTACCCATCACGTATTAGCAGTTTATTTAGATCAACTGCAGCCGGTACTATTGATGGTTGGCATCTTGCCCAAAAATTTACGGCCGTTCCAACATTGAATACTACGTTCATTCAAGACACACCACCTGTAGCCAGAACACTGGCGGTAGGTGCATCTGCCAATGGGCAGCAATTCATCTTTGATTCTTTCTTTGATGTTAAGAAAGCACGACCAATGCCAATGTATTCTGTACCTGGCTTGATCGATCATTTTTAATGTTTGATCCAGTAACAATAGGATTAGTTGGCGCCGGCCTAGGATTTCTAGGCGGCGAAAGAACCAACGCAGCTAATAGAGATATAGCATCTGCAGCTAATGCTGCAAGTGCGGAACAAGCTGCAAAACAAATGGACTTCCAAGAGCGTATGCGTAGTACTCAGTATCAAACTGCAGTGGAAGACATGAAAAAATCTGGATTAAACCCAATGCTTGCATACACACAAGGTGGAGCGGGTACCCCAGCAGGAGC